AATTAATTGAAGCAATTAACAACAATCAATTCAATAAAATCGGTCATTACAACTATTGTTTGAACAGATTAGACACGATTGTTAAAGAATCAAAAAATACATTAAGTCTATTAAGAAATAACTTAAAAGAAGATTAATAAGGAGGACACAAGAAATGACAAACGAACAAATCATACAAAATGAAAAGAAGTTATTAGGCATGGGAGAATTTGAACCATTGCACACATTCGCTAAATGGAAAGAAATGGGATTCAAAGTTAAAAAAGGTGAGCATGCTACAGTTTGCACAAAACTTTGGAAACGCAAATCAAAGAAAGTTGAATCAGTTGATGGAAAAGAAGCTGAAGAAAACAATTTCTTCTTAGCAAAAGCTTTCTTATTTAAGCTAGACCAAGTTGAAAGAATTGAAACCAAAGGCAAACCACAATTAATGAATTAGTCGAAATAAGCCGAAAGGCTTATCTGCTAGAGATGACCTACTAGCACTGATGATGACAGGTTATGGAGGTGAAACAATAATAGATGCAAGAATTTTCGAAGCTTTAGGCTTACTTGAAAAGAAAGGCTATGAGCTATCTGAATTCGATAAAGGGTATATCGCTTGTATCCTTAACGAATCCAAAAAAGAAGAAAAGAGGTGAATGAAATGACTAGAACGTATTTTGTAACCTTCGATGTGACTGCAAATGTCACATTCGAGGTTGAAGCACATGACAGTGCAGAAGCAAAAGAAATTGCAAATCAATTGAATGTTAGAGATTTGCAAGAAGTGAATAAAATCAATACATGTGAATCTAGGATGGAGGTGAACGAATATGATAATTGATTACAAATCATATTTAAATAAAGACGATTTGGTAAAGGTGTTTGATATGAGCGAATTGTCAAAAGACCGACAAAGACACCAATCAAGCAAGATTATGAAATCAGTTAGAGAGTTCTATAAAGAAGAAACAGGTACTGCTTGGGAAGACACATTTGTATATAGAAATGTTAATCAGAATGTAATTCCAACAGAATATTTCTTGAAGTGTTGTCCTGAAGCTAGAAAGTCATTTAGAAGGAGTTAGTTATGCAAGATATAAGAATGAATGCAATACAGGATGATGAGATGGAGTTGAGCATTTATCCATTTAATCCAAAGCGAATACATTTAAGCAAAGAAGAAAAGGAACTGTTAAGGGAACAAAGGTATCAAAAAAGAATCACAACAGGAATAAACATTATGTTATTCGCAACAATTATGATTCTACTTATTTCAATAGCTTGTTTGGGTAAGTCGTATGCAATGTTATTTCTATAAAAAAAGAGGTGCGTACTCGACAAAGCACGCACACACAAGAAATGACGTTCTTAAAATAAGAACACATACATTATAGCAGATTAAAAGGAGAAACGGAAGATGGAAGAAAAGAAAATGAATGTATATGAAAAGCTATCTCATATACAAAACGAAATGAAAGTGGGGAAGAATCAATATAACAAGTTTGGTAAATATAGTTATAGGTCGGCAGAGGATATCTTAGCAGAAGCAAAAAAGATTTGTGTTAAGTATAGAGCAACTCTAATCCTTACTGATGAAATTGAAGTCATTAAAGATAGATATTATGTCGTAGCAAATGCAATTTTAAACGATTGGGATTCAAATGAATTAATTCAAGTAAAAGCAATGGCTAGAGAAGAAGAAAATAAAAAAGGTATGGACGCTTCACAAGTTACAGGTTCATGCAGTTCATATGCTAGAAAATATGCGTTAAACGGTTTATTCAACTTAGATGATACAAAAGACGCAGATACAGATGAACAACATGAAGCAATTCAAAATGCACAAACAAAACAACAGAAATCAGAAAACAATGACAAGTTGAATGAAATTCGCATGAGGTGTTTTAAAGCGCAAAATGAATTACAGAAGCTAGGAATTGATACACATTCAGAAGCGTTTTGTGAGCATTTAAAAGCCGAATATAAAATCAGTTCACAAGATATTCCTAATCTAAATGGAAACGGTCTAGTTGGATTAATTAAGGCGTACGGAGCTATTTACAAAGAAAATGCGGAAGCATAAGGAGGAAAGAAAAATGGAATTAGTAAACGTAACAAATGGACAAATTGAAATTCAACAGGAAGCATTAAGCAAATTGAAATCATTTCAAGAATACAAAAAGGAAATGGACAAATTAGAAAAAGATATTAAGAAGAATATCTTAGAAGCTATGGAAAAGAACGGTATCAAATCATTTGAAAATGATGTTGTGAAAATTGCATATGTAGAACCATATACAAGAACAACTATTGATACAAAGTTAGTGAATGAATTAGGTCTTATGCACCAATTAGCAAAGGAAACACAAGTTAAATCTAGTGTTAAGGTAACTTGGAAATAAAACGAGATAAGTCAATTTTACAAAAAGACATGTCTAAATGTTATGTATGTGGTTCAACTTTAGATTTGCACACGCACGAAATTTATTTCGGCACTGCAAACCGAAAAAAATCAATTGAGCATGGGTGTTATGTAAGATTATGTGCTAGACATCACAACATGAGCAGTGAAGGAGTTCACTTCAATCACAAATTAGACATGAAACTAAAAAAGGAATGCCAACAGGCGTTTGAAGAAGAACACACAAGAAATGAATTTATGAAGATATTTCATAAGAATTATTTGTAGGAGGTAAATATGCATTCATACAATGTTATCACGAATCAAGAATCATATCCTAGAGAAATCTATTATTCTCAAGCTAAAAGGATTGAGGATTTAGAAAATTACATCATGGATGAGAATTTCAATCCGTATCAAGATTCATGGACGGATGTTAATAGAATGAAAGAGCTAGGAATTACAGAAGAGCAAATGGAACTTTTCAGAATTCAAAAATTTGAAGAAATGGAGCAAATGAGATTTTGAAAACAAAATTGATAGGTAACTTCATCCGAAAATCAAGAAACGAAGATGGAAACCTAGAAATAACATTTGAATTGACTGATAAAACATATGAATATTACGCTCAGGCCCTCAAAAAAGGGGCATATAGTGTAGTTATAGATTCGGTTAAAGATTTACGTACACTTAAACAAAATAACCTTATGTGGGGCTTAATTGGAGATATATGTAGCAATGAAAACGCAAGCCATAGAGACACGTGGGATATGTACTGCGAGTTTTTGAGAATGGCAAAGCAAAAATATACATATGTTTTAGTCGTTAAAGAAGGCTACGACGATTTATGTGTTGCGCATGGAGTTAGAGCAGTACAGGCGTTAGGTACAGAAACAAGAGAAAACGGAAAAGAATTTATAAAATGTAGAGTATTTATAGGTAGTTCACGGATGAGCACAAAAGAAATGGGAAATTTAATTGATTGCATATTATATTATGCGGAACAATTAGGAATCAACACTAAATACTACTTAGATGAAGGAATAAAAGGGGAAGAAAAATAAAGTTTGTAATCAAAGGAAAGCTAGATGGATTGAATGAATATATTAATGCTTGCAGAACGAATCGTTACAAAGGAGCAGAAATGAAGAAAAAGAATGAGCGATTAGTTATGGCCTATATATTACAGGCAGTAAACTTTGGTGAAATTTACGAAGTTAAGAACTACCCAATTAAATTAAATATTAATTGGTATGAGCCGAATTCAAGGCGTGATATTGATAACGTAACATTCGCAACTAAATTCATTCAAGATTCATTAGTTAGAACAGGAATACTTGAGGATGATTCAAGAAAATACATTAATCAAGTGAATCATTCAGTATTTACTGATAAACAAAATCCAAGGATAGAGGTAGAAATTCTGGGCGGAGGTGATTAGAATAGCAGAACTAAAGAAATCGTATTACGCAATAATACCTGCAGAAGTTCGATATGATGAAGAATTGCCACCAAACGCAAAACTATTGTATGGAGAAATTACATCATTGTGTAATGAAAAAGGATATTGTTGGGCAACAAATCAATATTTCGCAGATTTATATAAAGTTTCTAAAATTACAGTAAGTAGATGGATTAGCATTCTAAACAAAAAAGGATATATTGCCGTAGAAACACTGTATAAAGAAGGAACAAAAGAAATTATCGGAAGGCATTTATATATTGTAAATACCCCTATTAACAAAAATGTTAAAGATAATAATAAAGTTATTAATACTAAAATTAATAATAAATTAAAAGTAAGTAAACATAAATACGGAGAATATCAACACGTTCTATTAACAGATAAAGAACACACACAACTATTAGATTTATATGGTGATTCATTAGATGAGCATATAAAGATATTAGATGAGTATATTGAAACGAGTGGAAAGAAATACAAGAACTATTCACTAGTAATTCAGAAGTGGGTACATGATGAATGGACTAAAAGAAATAAAGATAAGCCTATCACACTTGATTCAAAGTTTTATGCAGAGCAAAACACAAAAACAGATAAAGAAGTACAGGATGAATTTAATAGGCTTAGAGCACAACTGTTTGGTGCATAAAAGGGGTGAATAAATGATTAATTGGATTTGTGGAGCTATATGTGGAAGTGTTGCAACACTTCTTCTATATAGCATAATGGTAGGAAAAAGGATTCAAGAAGAACAAGACAAAGCTTGTAAATGTATTTTTAAATATGAAGAATACAGAAGAAGAATCAGAACTTTAGAATATGAAAAAAAGAAATTAGAGTATGACTTGAAATCTGCTCAACAGAGGTAATCAATATGGACTACATGATGTTAGAACCTTATACAAATGAATTTAAAGGGTTTGTAAGTGATGAAAAGGTAATGGATGAGTTAGGGTTAACGAAAGCACAATTCGACGCACACGTTATGTATCAACGACTATATAAAGGATGTGTGTTGATTGAAGATGAAGCAGACGAAAAGAAAGCGAGCGATACAGAAATGTACGAATTAATTGAAACATCCAAGACAGGCAGAAGATGGTACATTTCAAATCGTTTAAATGTAATTTCAGTTAGTAAAGATGGAGTTAAAAGCAAGATTCATCCTTCATTTGATAAAAGAGCTTACAGAGTTTGTATAAATGGGAAGATGTATCAACTATACAGATTAGCGTATAAAGCTTTTATCGGTGATTTAAGTAGAAGTTACAAAGTTCGTTTAAAAGGGAAGAAACACGTTAAGAATTTATATCTTGTAAACAATGGTGTTGATGGTGGCAAGGCATGTCAAAAGAAAGTTGTATTGAATGGGGTTGAATATGAATCAATCGCACAATGTGCTAGAGCAACAGGATATACACCAACCGCAATATCGATTATGTTGCGAGGGATTGTAAAGAATAGTTTAGGTGTTAGATACGCAGAGGTATAAAAATGAATAAAGAACATAAATGTGATGAATGTAAATACGAATATTTATCAAAAGAAGAACATCCTTGTAATGTATGCAGATGGAGATTTAAAGAAAGAAAATTAGTTGTATTAGGAAAAATAAACTACTTTGAGCCTAAAGAAGAAAAAGGACTAAATAAATGTATAAGATGTAAATACGAACATGATTCTGCAATTGATGAACCATGCGTGAGTTGCAGTAAATCAACAAGTCATTTTGAGCCAAAAGAACATGATGAAATCGACATGGTCAATCATCCACAACATTACAGTGCTCATGGTATTGAGCCAATTGATTACATTGAATCACATAACCTTAATTTTAATTTAGGAAATGTAATTAAATATGTATCACGTGCTCCATACAAAGAAGCGAAATTAGAAGATTTGAAAAAGGCATTATGGTATTTAGAAAGAGAGGTCGAAAGACATGACAAGTAAAGAATATGAATTAATTAAAGACATGCTAAAAAGACAAGAAAAGTTAGATAAATCAATTATGAGTGCATACGGATTAAAGAAGATTACTGATGATAAACTCGCTTTTGCAATCCTTGACGAAGTAGGAGAGTTAACACATGAATTAAAAGGAGATTGGTGTTGGTGAAAAAAAACACAACCTCCGGTAGATATGGGAAAGGTATTAGGCGAATTAGTTGATATTTGGCATTTTGTATTAAGTTATCAAAATAATATCAACCTTGGCGAAATGTCATTGTATGAATTTGAAAAAGAAAAAAGTGAAGTCAATGGAATATTGTTACCAATGAGAGCAGAATCTTTACCTTATGTATTGGCTTATATAGCTTCCTGCGGTCATCATATGCTTGAAGCATTAATTGCAATCTCAGAATACTTAGGTTTCACAATTGAGCAAGTATATGAATGCTATTGTGATAAGAACAAAATCAACTATCAAAGGCTAGAAAGTGGGTACTAGGATATGTGGGTTAGGAGTCAAGACAGAAAGATTTTAACAGAAATTCATGATGTAGAAATTGATAGCGGATTTAAAGTTTGGGGTAGTGGTTCTTTAATTGGCGAATATTCTACAGAAGAAAAAGCGTTGAAGGTTCTAGATAGAATTGAAGAACTTATTGAGAATCAGTGCGGATTAACGTTCTATATGCCTGTAGATGATGAAGTGGTAACAGTAAAGAAAAGAATCGACTATGCAGAATTTCGAATGTTAGAAGAAAAAGAAAAGTGAGGAGATGGAAGTATGACGGAAAAAGATTTAGATGAATTTGAAAAAGAATTCGGATTTAAGTTGTTGCCTACATCATTCAAAAAGCCTTTATCAGAAATCACAAAAGAGGAATACAGAGAGCGTATTGAATACTTATACAACGCAATTATTAATGATGATTCAAATGAGGAGGATGAAGTATGAAAGATAAAGAATTGAAAAAAAACTTAGAAAAGGGAAGAAAAAAGCAAAGAGAAGATGCTATAAAAATAAATACTTTTATCAGATTAGATAAAAGCAGTGCTTCTGAAATCGATAAACAAATTGAGCAAACTTATTTATCTTTGCAAAAGAATATTAAATTTGTCTGTACTAATAAAGACTTGATGAACAGTATGCTAGATGAATTAGACTATATTGTTTACGCATCGAAACTATATGGTGGAAAGCATGTTATGGAAGAATTAGATAATCGTTACAAAAATAAATTAATGAGTTAAAAGGAGAATGAAAATGATTAATGTAGCAGTAATAGCAGGACATCTAACTAAAGATGTTGAACTATCAAAAACGCAAAATGGAAATAGCGTAGCAAAGTTTACAGTAGCAGTAAATGGATACAATGACACTACAGATTTTATTAATTGCGTAGCATGGAATAAATTAGCAGATATCGTAAATATGTATTGTAAGAAAGGTGATTTAGTTACAGTCGAAGGAAGAATTAGTGTTAGAAATTATGAGAATCAACAAGGGCAGAAAGTGTATATCACTGAGGTGGTAGCTAGTAACGTACAATTACCGCCTAAAAACGCTTCTAATGGGCAGAATTACAATTCTAATGTAAATACATATCAACAACCTAATCAAGTGAATAACAACACTTACGGCGTTCAAAATACATATACGCAACCTAGTTTGACACAACAAATTGCACAACAAGAATATAGCAATGGAAGTGATTTAGATATTGCTTCAGATGATTTACCATTCTAGGAGGTGGCTTCAATAGAAATGAATTATGAAGAAAGGATTAAAGAGTTAATTTCTAAAAACAATAGACTAGGAAGGAAGAATATTGAATTGGAGCAGACTTTAAAAGAAAGAAACGCAACAATTCATACTCAAGCTAAAGAAATCAAGAAATTAAGAAGTGAAGTTGGCGAATTAAAGGATAGATTGTATAAGGTATACAGTTCATGAGCACATATGAAGATATTAAGAGACACTTCTTGTGTGAATGCCAATCGTACACATATTATGAGCAAAAGATAGCAGAGCTACAAAGGGATGAAGCAATTTATCCTTTAAAAGCCGAGCTATTCTTAGCTCATGCAGATTATGCAAGAAGAATGAACTATGTAAAAGACAAATTAAGCCAACTTGATGATACAACTCGAGCCATGATTGAGTATAGATATATAAAGGGATTCAGTGCAGAAAAAACATCTAATATTGTAGGTTATGCACGAGAAGAGATTCCAAGAAAAATAAATAAGAACTTAAAGAAAGTGCTCACATTGTGAGCATTTTTTCATGTAATAATTGTTTTAGCAGGATAGAGCAGTAGTAGCTCACTAGTCTTATTAGCTAGAGGTCGAATGGTGCAAATCCTTCTCCTGCAACCATGTTTACAAAGCCTATGAGCAAGTCCTTTCCGAATTAGATATTAAATACCAACAATTGCATACAATTAGGCTTTGATATATTACCGAGCGTTTGTCTCGGTTCTTTTAATAATAAGGAGGAGAATATGGGTTCAAAAGAATTTCAAGAATTAGCAATGAAAGCAGTATTTCAAGTAAACCCAAATATTGCAATCAGTGAAATGTTCGTTGTGGTGATGTTTAAAGTGCTTCAAAACAATAAAGCATTCATTAGTGCTAAGAGCACAGATAACTATTACGAAGTAACGTATAACGGCGATAAAAAGGAATTATACGTTGATGAATACATCAAGAATACAAATACTTGTCTAAATGTAGATGGCGCTCTATGGTTTTAAAAAAGGGGGATAAAATGGAGATTATTAGATTAAAAATCAATGACATTACACCTTACGAAAAGAACGCAAAGATTCATACTGAAGCACAAATTGAACAAATTAAGAAATCTATTCAAGAATTCGGCATGAATGACCCAATCGCAGTATGGGGGGGAACAATACCATAGTTGAAGGACATGGGCGATTAGAAGCCTTAAAGCAATTAGGCTATACAGAAGTTGACTGTATCAGACTAGACCATTTAACAGATGAAGAAAGAAAAGCTTATACACTTGCTCACAATAAAATCAATATGAATACAGGATTCGACATTGATTTATTGGATGAAGAATTAGACAGTATAGAAGATATTGATATGGAAGATTTCGGATTTGAAAGCGTAGAAAATATTGATTTGAATAGTTTTTTTGAAGATTCAAATTCAACAAGTGAAAAAGAACCGAAAAAAATTCAGTGTCCTCATTGTGGTGAATGGTTTGAACAATGAAACTGTTTTTAGCAGGATGTCTTTCGGGGGGGGCACAAAACATAGTGCGTAAGAATTATGAAATTGTATCTAGCAGGAGGACAAGCACAACGAAAGACGGCTATCCCTAAAGTAGGAGAAGATATGAAAATGTATTTAGCGTCTGTTTCGAGACTTGAAACAGATTTAAAAGCAGAGAGTGGAGGATTAATGAAAGCATATCTAGCAGAGAGTGGAGGATTAATCTTCAATGACGCTAACATATTGCAATCATTCTATTATGTGGATGACTTCACTCGAAATATAATCATCCCAAATTGTAAGGATTTCTTATTAGATAGTGGAGCATTTACATTTATACAGAATGCGAAACACGTTGATTGGGATGAATATGTAGAAAAATATGCAAAATTTGTTAGAGAAAACAAGATTCAGAAATATTTTGAATTAGATATTGATTCAATCGTTGGATTAAAAGAAGTAGAACGATTAAGAACGAAACTAGAAAGATTAGTTGGTTGGCAATGTATTCCTGTATGGCACAGAAGCAGAGGAATGGATTATTTTATAAAGCAGTGTGAAGAATACCCTTATATAGCAATCGGTGGAATCGCAATCAAAGAAATAAAGCAAAATGAATATCCTATCTTTAAAGTGTTGATAAAAGAAGCACATAAAAGAAATACAAAGGTACACGGCTTAGGTTTCACACAATTAAAGAAACTGAAAATGTATAACTTTGATTCTGTAGATAGTTCATCATGGGTTAGTGGCAATAGATTCGGTGCTATATATTGGTTTAACGGAGAAACTTTAGAAAAGATAAATAAACCAAAAGGAAAACGAGTGAAGAGTTCACAAACTGCTATAAATAACTTTATACAGTGGAAGAAATTCGCTAATTATGTAGAAAGGACATATTAAATGATTGAGAATAAAGAAAAAGTAAAATATATCGAAATGTATCCAAAGGCAAGATGTTTCTGCCCTATTGGCAAAGCATGGTACACGAATAGATTTAAAGTATCAGTATTCCCTAGAGATTGTTATTTCGATTATCTAGATGTAGAGAAATTTATTAAAGAAGAAATTGAAGGAAAAAGCTTAACAATTGAAGGAGCTTGTAAGAAGTTATATGACTATTTGAAAAAAGATGTTGAAGATATTCAAGTAGAATCACACGTAAATGACGCAATTCACTTTCCTGTAAAGGTATTAATTGATTAATGAGGAAGCATTAATAAAGAATCAAACAATTAAGACAATTTCAATGAATGCAATCGTATGTGCAATGTATGTTGCATTATGTGTAGCACTAAATCCAATTAGCTTTGGAGCATTACAATTTAGAGTAGCAACTCTATTGTTACCATTAGGATTTCAAGATAAGAGATTTGCAAATGGAATTATTCTAGGTGTAATCTTAGCAAACTTAACAAGTTCACTAGGATTAATTGATGTATTGGTTGGATTTACAATTCAATTTACAATGTATTATTTATTCCCATATTTTATTAAGAATAAATGGATTCATGGAATTGCTTATGCAGTATTAAGTGGAACGCTAGTAGCATTAGAATTATTATCAGTATTACACATCCCATTCTTATATTCATTTATTACAGTAGGATTAAGTGGACTAATCTTATATGAAGTAGGGAATGTATTATGTACAAGATTATTGAAATACATTGATTAAAGGAGTGATAGACACATGGCAAGCAAAAAATTTATTAATCAAAAACAGTTTGAGCAACTATGCCAAATTCAATGCACAAAGGATGAAATTTGCGCCGTGTTAGATGTATCAGACAAAACATTAGACAGATGGTGTAAAGAAACATATAAAACGTCATTCTCCGATATTTTCAGACAAAAAAGGCAAGGAGGGTGTGCAAGCTTAAGAGCGAAGCAGTGGAAGTTGGCTTCAAAGAGTCCTGCTATGGCTATTTTCTTAGGTAAACAATTCCTAGGTCAAACGGATAAGGTAGAAACACATTTTGACGCTTCAGAAGTAAATGCAATTAATAAAGCTATGATTACAGATGTAGCAAAAGAAAGAAGAATTGAAGATTTTGAATAAGCCTGCGCCTTTCAATCAAAAGCAATTAACTTATCTTAAAAAAACATTTGATTCATGGCTTAATGTATTAGAAGGTGGCAAGCGTGGAGGAAAGAACGTACTCAACACATACGCTTTCTGTATTGCATTAGAAACACATCCGGATAAATTCCATTTGATAGCAGGAACAGATACATCATCTGCACGTGTTAATATTGGAGATTGTAACGGATACGGATTGCAGAACTATTTTGCTAACAGATTCAAAGTAGGGAAGTATGAAGGTAAAGACTGCTACTACATCAATACAAAGGTAGGAGAAAAGGTTGTATTCTTTGCCGGTGGTGCTAAGAAAGGCTCAGAGAATGCAATACATGGTTATTCATACGGCATGGCATACATTACAGAAGCAAACCTTTGTTGCATAGAGTTCTTGCAAGAAGTGATGGATAGAACGATAGCGTCAAGCAATCGAAAGATATTTCATGATTTAAACCCAAAAGGAAAGAATCATTGGTATTACACAGATTTCTTGAAATATCATGAGGAGCAACAGAATAAAGATTCTACATATGGTTATAACTATGGGCATACCACCTTAGTTGACAATTATTCTTTAAGTGATGAGCAGATAAGAACGGTCTTGAAATCATACGATAAGAATAGCGTTTATTACAAAAGAGATATAAAAGGACAAAGGGAAGAAGCCGAAGGACTTGTATTCCCTTATTTTGCAAATAACTGCAAACCTTACCTATTCAAATATCAGAGTCTAAAAGAAAAGATGAAGGAAAAAGGAAAAAGGTTCAGTCATTTAATTATTGGAGTTGACTTTGGAGACAATGGTTCAAAGTATTCATGGCACTTAACAGGGTTTACAAATGATTGGGATTATATGTGGGCACTTGATGAAGGAGACATGGCAAAGTCAAATGCAATAGACGCAACAAAGTTCTGCAAAGCATTTGTAAGGTTCTATAAGCGTTGTATTGAATGTTACGGATATGTAGAATGGATATTTCCGGACAGTGCTTCTAATACATTAATAAACACGCTTAGAGCTTATTTCTATGCCGAAGGATTAGACGGAAGTATAATTGCACCGGTTAAGAAGAATGAGCTAACAGACCGTCCTATAACGGTTGATAGCTTACTTGTTACAGGTAGATTGAAAATAGAAGAACACTGTAAGAACTTAATAAACGCATTGAGCGAATTGGTATGGGATGAAAAAAAAGACATTCCAAAAGATGAGAACGTAAACAATATCAATGATGATTGGGATTCGTTCTGCTATACATTTATAACCCATAGTGGATATATAGATTTAAGGAGGTAAGAAATAGAAACATCTAACACACGTAGACCGTGGTTTCAGAATTACCTAAACGATAGAGGGTATTATGTAGACACAAACGCAATTGAAATTATTGAATTGTGCAACAAGTGGTACACGAATACCGAAACAGAATTTCATACGGCATACACCTTGAATAACGAGGAATACACGCTAGATAAAACAGACTTTGCAAAGCGTTTATGTGAGGATGACGCAAACCTAATTGAAATCCTAGATATAAACGCTACAGAGGATAGCGTTACAAATGACATTATTTCAGACATTCTAACAAAGAATAGATTTGATGTAATGTACAGAAAACAGGTTGAGCAAATGTCTGCAAATGGTACTGTAGGAGCTTATGTAACGGTATCAAATGCCGAGATTTATGAAGATGGTACATTCAGTGGAGGAGAAATCAGAATCAATTATTGTGATTCAATGAATATCCTTCCATTAACTGTTATAAATGATGAAATTGTGGAAGTTGCTTTCGTTGGAGTAAATTATGAGAAACTAAAGAAAGTATATGTGATGGTCATGTTCTTAAAAGGACAAGACGAAAGATATATTGCAGAAACACATTACTTCAAAGACACAGGCGAGGAAATAAAAGAACGTGCTCAGATTGTTCAACTAGATGTAGTTAAACCCTTTGCAATTATGAGAAATGCAAAGGTAAACAACTTACAAATGCAAGGGTACGGCTTACCTAAAATTTGGAGTGCAATCGCTCCTTTAAAGACAATTGACCTAACAATGACAATGTGGAATCGAGATTTATTGAAGTCAGATAAAATCGTTCTTGTGAATGAAGCATTAATGCAGAAAGACGAGAATGGAAAGATTAAGATGAATCCACAAATGAAAAAGATTTTTGTTCAGTTAGGTAGAGACAAGTTACCGGAAGAAAAAGCTTTATGGCAAGAATACAATCCAACAGTTAGAACACAAGAAGTTGTTCAATCACTAGAAACTGCTTTAAGCATCTTATCAATGATGTTTGGATTCGGCACAAAGAAATACACGTTTGAAAGTGGAAGAATTGTGACGGCTACAGAATACATTGGTGAGAATCAAGACGCAATGAAGGAAGTAAACTCACAACGTAAAGAATCTACGGCTTATATTCAAGATATCATTCAAGCAATAGCATACTTCTATGAATTAACACAAGGCAGAAAGCTTAATATCAATTCATTAGATATTGCAATTGATTATGATGATACATATATAGAGGATAAGCAAAGCACTGCACAAGCGTTAAGAAATGACGCACTTACATTTGATATTCCAAGATTGAAAATTATGTACTTTATGAAACAATACGGATTTACAGAAGAAGAAGCAACGGAATTATTAAACGAAGAAATTCAAGATGATGGAGAGGGGGATGACGAAGAATAGCAACTACATATTTTCCATTCGTCTCAAGAAATGGCGATAGATTAGTATTATATGACGCTTTCAGAAGATTGTTCTCAAGCTACTTTACAAATGGCGTGTTCGTAGATGATTCTAGTTCAGACCATTTAAGAGTTGAGAAAGCTCAAGGCTTAACCTTAACAGTTAAAGCAGGACGAGCAAACATTAATGGAGCGTTCTATTGGCAGAAGGATGATGAAACCATCACACTAGAAAAGAATAGCGCAACTAAAAGCTACAACATCATTCTTAGATTGAATGATAATGACGCATATAGAAATATCACATTAGTGGCTAGTGATATCAATGATGGAATTACAAGAAATGATTCTATTTACGATTTAGTACTAGCTACAGTCACGGTTACAGGCAATGCAAGCGAAGTTAAAGGCTCAGATATTACAGATACAAGATTAGATTCTACACGTTGTGGAGCAGTTACAAGCGCTATTAAGAGCGTACAATCGTTGGATTTGTTCACTCAAGTAACGGAGTTATTCAAGGAAATTAAGACCCAAAATGAATCTGAAATGAATGCAAATAGAACAGAATTCAATGATTGGTTTGAAACTGTAAAAGATACGTTAGACGCAAATACGGCAGGAAAGTTATCCAATAGAATTTCAAACATTGAAAAGATGATTATGGAGAATCATTTCACTACGATTCTATTAACAGAAGATGGAACACTAGTAGATGAGAATGGTCATGAAATTTTAGCCGATTGGGCGTATGAAGTTGATGAAGGTGAAGTAGGTAAAGATTGGACTTACAAGGTGAAATAGAGGATGTATATATGAACATTATTGAAGTCGATGTAGGAAAGACAAAGCTATTTAGCATTGGGCAACAATACAATAACAATGCATTAGTTATTCATTTTGTAAATTTGCCGAATCAAAAGAATAAATACATCTATTATAAAATTGATGATATTGAAGAAGAAATTCCTTTAGTGAGTGATTTATTTATTGCATCTAGACCATTAATGCTTCACAGTGGAGAAGTTAAAGCACAAATTATCACACGTGATGAGAACAATTCAATAATTGAATTAACAAAGAATTTCACAATGAGAATACAACCTAGTAATTATAGTGGTATTGGAGAGGATGAGAACTATCCGGATGACCCAAATATCAAGAACTACTATGTTAAAATTGACGGAAAGATTCAATCAATGGATGAATTGATTGCTTTGGTCCAATCTAAATTGGATAACGGAGAATTTGTAGGTGTTCAAGGCCCGAAAGGTGAAAAAGGCGACCCCGGTGATGTAACTGAGGAATACAGAAACTTGGCTAATCAAGTCGCACAAAATGCAACAAGCGCTCAGAAAGCTTTGGATGATACGAAAGAATTTGTGAATCAAACAAAAACAGAATTGAATCAAATCAAAACTGATACAAGTGCATTAAAAGATGAAGCTAATACAAGCGCAGTAAATGCGAAAGCTTCAGAAGATAAAGCAAAGGAATATGCCGACAATTTGCAAGCATCAACTGATGATATTAGTAAACTAAAGGAAGATTTAGTCGCAAATACAAAAGAAGATGCAAAGACGAAACGAAGTCTATCGGCGTTGTGGGCTTTAAATAATGGTATCTCTTATAGATTTGAAACTGATTCAGAAAAAGCTTATCAGAAGAAAGTTCTGAGCGGTGCTAAGTTGGCTTCTGTTAATAAAGTCGGTGGAAAGACGATTGTTATGAATCAGATTTTTAAAATCGCATCAATCAGTGCAAACGGATTAACCTTCTCGGTTGACAGTGATGGTTTAATTACAATAAATGGAACAGCATCATCTTATTTTGCAACATTATCACAAATTAATGACTTGCAAAATAAAGAAGGTAAATTTTTCGCCAAAATGACAATTGTTGAAAATCCAAACACTGTAGCATTTAAATTTGGATATACAAACAGAAATAAATTTACGGATGCTATATCAAGCGGAAGCACTAGTACTATATTCACACAAACTAATGCAGAATTAGCTAAAGCTAAATATCAAGGAATCGCAGGATTTCAAGAAGGTACGGTATTTGACAATGTAAAAGTGAAAATCATGATATTTAACTTAACCAAAATGTTCGGTTCAGGAAATGAACCTACAACTCCGGAAGAGTTTGAAGCAATGTTTCCAAACGACTACTACGCATACAATGAAGGAGAATTAATGAGTATGAGCGTAAATGATGTAGTCTATACTGACACATCTAGCAATCAGAACTCGCACCAAATCCCACAATCAATCCTAAGCTTAGATGGCTATGGATGGAGTGCAGGAACGGCTTATAACTATGTAGATTTTGAAAATAAGAAATATTACAAGTGCGTTGATAAAGTGAATTTAGGTACTTTAGATTATCAAAACGGCAATAATGTAAGCTTTGTATCAGAAGGTTTAAAAGGATATAAATTAACGAACAAATATTCTACCGTTCCAAATATTGTTTGCAAAAAATATGAAGCAAAATCACAGAACCAAATGCGGGGCAATAAAGATGTAACTGGAATCTCTGTAAATGCACTTAGCGATGGGTATTTATACATCAATGATTTGTCATTTAGTGATGCCGAATCGTTTAAGAATGCTTTACAAGGAGTTTATCTATATTACGAATTAGCCGAACCAATCGTAACAGATATATCAGATATTATCGGAGATACATTCCAAGAATCTTTAAATGTTGAGAGTGGCGGAAGTTTAACATTTAAAAACACAAATGGAGACGGATACAGAATCGCAGTACCTAGCGATATTCAATACACAGTCGCGTTAAGCGAGGTGAACGCATAATAATGACAGAAACACAAATTAAAATGATGGAAAAGTTAGGCTTATCAAAAGAAGATTTTGAGCCTATCAATAAAGAAGAATTACTTGAAGAAGCGTATTTAAAAGCCGAATACAATTCGATTTTAATTGAGCAATTAATGGAGGAATAAACATGATTTATAGATTAATGAAAAAGAAGATTCAACGTGAAGGATTGACGGAAGAAAATAAAAACCTATTAGATGTATATTTATTGGGTAATAGAATTACGCAATCTCAATACAAAGAATTAATGCGATTGGTAAATTAAATAAGAATATAGTTGATTAATTGAATATAGAAAAAAGGAGGAATAACATGCCAGGAAAACAAGTAACAGAATTAGACGCATTGCCTAGTTTTACAGATACAAGCTTATTGCCTGTACACAATGGTGCAGGATTGAAAAAAGGTCTTTTATCGCAACTAGCTAATTATTTAGGAACTAAATTCAGTAATCCGAATTTATTGATTAATCCGGATTTTAAAATCAATCAAAGAGGAAACACAACATACACGAAAGATAATCAAGGACCGGCTATCTATACCGTAGATAGATGGGTAGTGTGGAATGGTACATTAGATGCCAATTCGATGTTATTAAAAGCGTATGATTCAGGCATTGGATTAATAATGCAGAGACTTGAAAATAAAATAAATGGTATATCTACAGTATCCTTTGAAGTAAGTTCAATATCAGGAACTCTAACTGCATTAGCTAGAGGTACAAGTGGAAATAGCTTAGGCGAGATTAGTGTTACACAAAAAGGAATCTATCAATTTACTGCAAACGGAGAAATTTCGGATATCACATTTAAAATATCTGCAGGTGGAAGCGTTACATTTGCTTGGGCAAAACTAGAACATGGCTCAATCGCAACTCCATTTGTTGCTCCAAATCCGGCAGAGGAATTAGTTAAATGCAAGCGATATTATAATCGCATTTATTTCTATCATGTATTTTATTCGGCAACTTCTAACTTTGATTATTCATTTTCTCATGTGATTCAAAGTATGCGAACAAAGCCTACTGTAAAGCTTTCGCAATCTTCTAGTAGCGGTTTATCAAAATACTCGGCATCCGTGAATACTGATAGTGGATTAACAGTAATTACTACTGCTACCACAAGCAAAGTTGGAAACTGTAATACAGGTGGAATTGTTGAGTTAGACGCAGAAATCTATTAGGAGGAAGCTATGGAGAACGAATATAAAGTATACGTATCCTTACAAGATGGATACATCACATCTATTAATTCAGAAATCTTTTTATCACAAGAAGAAATTCAAACAATGGCAGAGATTGACAAGGGACAAGGAGATAAATACGCTCATGCTCAAAGTCAATATCTAGAAAAAGGATTGGTTGACGAACACGGAAGATATAACTATAGATTTTTAGAAGGTAAAGTGGTTGAGGTTGCAGAAGCAGACAAACCAACAATTGAAGAACCAAAGGCAGTACCAACTGAGCAAGAGAAGATTAACGCACAATTAATGCTACAGATTGCACAGTTAAAAGCTCAATTGAATGGGGTGAAGTAGTATGAGTTATGAATTAATTAAATCGTATTATGAATTAGGTTTATTTACAAAGAGCGATTTAGAAATCTTTGCTTCTATCGGATGGATTACAGAAACTCAGAGAAAAGAATTAATTAAATAAGCTTTAAAAGCGTTTTAAAGGGCATTTAAGCCCTTTTTCTGTAGGAGGGTATATAAATGTTAAGTGAAGAAGAACAAAGGGAACAAGAACGTAAAAAAAGGCAAGAAGAAAGGAAGCAAGAACGTCTAAAAAAGCAAATCGAGAAAAGAAGAAAGCTTGAAGAAAGAGAAAGAAGAAGTGTAAAGCGTGCAAGTGTATTTGAATTAGGAATGATGATATTCATTTCAAATAAAATTCGTGAAGCTTTAGAAAAAGCCACCGAAGAAAACGCAAAATTTAATGAGATATTGGCAAAATCACTCGTAGATTTGCGTAAATTCACAAAAAAAGAATCAAAAAGCCTAAAAAAAGATGTAATCAAGGAATCAAAAAAGGATTTTGAAGAAAATAAGAATGGAACACTTGATTTAATTCAAGAAGCAACTAAAAAAAAGATGGATGGAAGCCTTGCAAAACATATTGCGTATGTGAATCCACAGAAAGATACCGCAAAGCGTTGGAAGAAATACATCAAGACAAGTGCAAACACGTATGCAATCTGTAAAGATAAACTACCGGTATTCTTTACAAAGGTAGTTCAAGAAGAAGTTAAAAATGTAGTAGGTGGTAAATGTACAATTGATGATTCTTGTAGAAAAGCTATTTCTAAACTAGCATACAGTGGCGTAAAGATTGTTGAATATGATACAGGCGTTAAAAGAAATGTGGATGTATGGGTAAGACAACAAATGCAGTACGCAGAAAAAGAATCATCACAAGAAATTAACAATAAATGCGCTAAAGATATGGGTGTTACTGTATTTGAGTTTGACGCTCACGCAAACGCACGTCCAAGTCATAAGAAATGGCAAGGGAAGCGCTATGACACACAAGGGAAACTATATCCTAGCTTGTTTCAGTTAACACATGGAGAAGAAAAAGACTATGGATGTAGACACTTTGCACAACCTGTTTGGGATATTGATATGCCTTATGCCTACACAAAAGAACAGTTAAAGAATATTGATACAAAGCCTTTCACATTCCAAGGAAAAGAATATGAAGGATATGAAGCTAGGCAGTATCAAAGAGAACTAGAAAGAAATATCAGAGCGTTAAAAAGGGAAGTAATCTTATTAGACAATCAAGGATTAGGCAGTACAGAAGCTAAAATTAAGCTAAAACACGCAAATGCAACGTACAAAGCTTTCAGTACTGAAATGGGAGACAGGGTGCACTACGATAGACTTAGAATTGGCTAAAACGCTCACATTGTGAGCTATTATTCAATATAAAATATAGTTAGCCAAAACCATACCGGAGAAGATTCGGTTTACAAATAACTTTAGGAGGGCAAATGAAAAACATTATTGAAATTTTAAAAGAATCAAACATTGAATTAACCAAAGAACAAGAGGAATCAATTACAAAGCTAGTAAATGACAACTATAAGACGATTGCAGAGTTCGACAAGCAAAAAGAAAAGCTATCTTTAGCAGAGAACAACGCAAAGGAAATTCAAACAAAGTTTGATGATTTCAAGAAAAGCTATGATGGAGTTGATGTAGAAGAGTTGAGAAATAAAATCAATACATTGACGAATGATATTGACACACAAAAGACAAGCTACGAAACTCAGATTAGCAAAATGAATCTTGATTCCGTATTAAGTGCAAAAGCCAAAGAATACGGATGTAAAGATTTCGATTTAGCAAAATCACAATTCAACTATGATGATTTACTAAAATCAAAAGACCAAACAAATGATATTGACAAAGCTTTCAAAAATTTGAAAGAGAATAAGCCAATCTTATTTGAAGATGAACAAACTGAGCCTACTGTTAAAGGCAATATTGTTGGAAACAGTGGACAAGGAGCAAACCCAAACGCCGAAGATTTATTATTAAGACAAGTAATGGGTTTAACTACAGAGAAGAAATAAGGAGGATTAATTAATAGCGAATGAAATTGCATTAGCTAAAACGTATGTTTCAAATCTTGATGAGGTATATAAATTAGCTTCAGTAACGGGTGATTTAAATGCAGACGCTACAATGGTACGAGCCGGAGCAAACGCAAAAGAAATTATCTATCCACAAATTTCTGTTAAAGGTTTAGGAAACTACGATAGAAATAGCGGATATACATCAAACTCAGTCAAATTGGAATGGAAGACTGCTACATTTGATTACGATAGAGGAACAAAAATTGCAGTAGATACACAAGACAATGCAGAATCAATGAATATTGCGTTCGGTAGAGCAGGAGCAGAATTAATGCGTACAAAGGTAGCACCGGAAGCAGACGCTTACACGTTCGCTAAAATTGCCGGTACAACAGGAATCACAAAAGTTTCAGAAGATTACGCAAGTGCGGAAGAATTTTTGAGTGCATTATTAAAAGCCGTTACTCAAATGGATGAGGATGAAGTTCCTAGTGAACAACGTATCTTGTATGCTACGCCTACATTATTAAATGGAGTCAAGGCATTAGATACTTACAAATCACGTGAAGCTTTACAAGGATTCGCAAAGGTAGTTCCTGTACCTGCTAGTCGTTTCTATACAAAGATTAAATTGTTGAGTGGAGCAGATACAGAAGCAGAAGGTGGATATACTAAAGCAGAGGATGGGCACGTTATCAACTTCTTGATTGTTCATAAACCTTCTGTTATGAAATGGGATAAACACACTGTTTCAAATGTGATTCCTGCAAGCAATAACATTGAATCAGATTCAGATGTATTGAAATATCGTAAATATGGAATCGTTGATGTATACGCAAATAAGGTGGCAGGTATCTACTTATCTGCTAGTGCGAAGTAATGGCAACGGTAATCGGATGGGGTTATCCTTCTATTACTAAAGAGGATAAAGAACCCACGGTTAATGAAGAAGTAAAAGAAGAACCCACAAAAGAAGAAGAGGAAGCTAAACCTCAACCAAAAAAGAAAAAATAGCATAAAAAGGGGGTTGTAAAATGAACAATATTTTAGATTGGGAATATTACAATTCCCATTTTCCTAAATTTGATGAAAATCAATTCAATCAGTATTCTTACAAAGCAGAGGCAATTGTATTGAAGTATGTGAATGTTGATTCTATTAATGAACAAAACGAAAGTGCTTTAAAAGATTGTATTTGCGATATCTTAAACAATGTAATCTTTCAAGATTCAATTGATGGTGTATCAAGTATTTCAAATGGTGGATATTCCAAAAGCTTTACAAACACTACACACTCGGATAAAAGGAACATGCTTGAGGATATCATAGCCTTTTGGTTAGGAGATACAGATTTAATGAAAGAAAGATGGATTGCATTATGATAGGATTTTTTGAAGATTCAATCACACTTGTAAATCACTACTATGATACATTGACGAGAGAAGATAGGTTTCAAGCTTCTATCCTTGATAAATGTATGTGGAGACAATCAACTGTTAGAACTGCAAACGGTAATATTCTGAGCATAGCCACATCCACAAATATTACCATTCTATATCGTGAAGGATATGTTGAACCTTACGCATATGCAAAGCTTTCAAATGATGAGAAGCAAAAACATTTCACATTGAATACAGATAAAACAGATTTCGTATTCTTTGGAGAAGTGAAAGAAGATTTATCCACAATTAAAGCAATAAACGAAGCTAAAAAGAAATACAAATGGACAACGATTCAAAGCGTAACAGATTGTACGAATGTAGATATGTTGAAGCATTGGGAGGTTGTCGGTCAATAGGTATCAAAGTTAAGCTTGATGTTAAATCACTTCAAGAATTTAAACAATCAAGAGGACTTGAAGAACGTGGACGAGTTCAACAAATGATTGATTCTGAAGTCATTAGGCTTATGACCCCCTATACGCCTAGAGACACCGGAGCATTAATTAACTCTGCTACACGATTAACACAAATTGGTAGTGGATTAGTAAAGCAAGGTGGACCAAGTGCACCTTATGCAAGACGTTGGTATTACAACAAAGAGAATGCTCATTTTGTAGGTGGTAAAACAGACCATTGGTTTGAAAAAGCTATGCGAAATGGTGGAGAAGAAGCAATCTTGAAAAAAGCACAACAAATGATAGGAGACGGAGAATGACAGTATCAAAAGCATTAATCCAATGGTTATATGGCTATGGAAATATACAGATAGATGAACGTATTGAAACGGATGTTTTAGCGCAACAGGCTATCTCTTATGCGTTGTATAAAGAACCTAACGCAATTGTAGATACATACATTGACGGCTCTCAAATGCGTACTGAATATTACACGTTTCTAGCTCGTAGGAATACACAAATTGAAACCGAAAGGCAAGACAACAATTCTTTCTTAGAAGAATTAGGAGAATGGATTGACGAAAAGAATTTAAACGGAGAATTACCACAACTAGACGGAAACAGATATTGTGAGGATGTTTCCGTTTCAAGTGGCTTATATCTATACACAAATGAGGATAGTCAAGCAGTATATGCCTTGACTATTCAAATCAAATACAGAAAGGAGCTTAATTAATAGCAACTCAAGGGACCGAAGTAAGTACAGGACAGACAGTCAAGAAGTATATGATTGGATTGTTCTTAGAAATGGGAACAGGTTATAAGCGAATTAAGAAGTCTACAACTTTAGATATTTCATTTAACAGTGAAACTGAAACTTATGATTTTATCGCAGATAAGAACCCAACAGAATCATTGAAAAGTTATTCACCTCAGATTTCGCAAGATTTAACAATGATTAAAGGTGAAGATGATTTTGAATATATTTATGAACAAATGATGAAATCCGTTCCTAACAATGAAGAAGTAAATACAAAATCTTTAATTGTATTCATGTTTGACGGAGATAAAACAAAAGGCTATAAAGCGTGGGAAGTTGACTCTAAATTAATCTTTGACACATTGAGTGGCGTTGATTCAAAAATCAACTTTAACATTAACTTTGCAAGCGATATTCGTGTTGGTATTGCAAAGGTAGCAGATGGAACAGTGACATTCACAGAAGGTACATCAGAAGTATAAAGAAAGAAGAGGTAAATCATGAATAGAATTACGTATGAAGGGAAACAGTATGAAATCCCACCTAAAACAATTGAAGTTTTAAAAGCAGAGGACGCTTGTAACGCATTTCACGCTACACATGAAGAAGCATATCGAGCAAAATTCGACTATCTGAAAACAGTATTAACAGATGAACAAATTGAAAGCATGTTAGGAAGCGTAGATATTGAACAAGTAGATTTAATGGAAGTGTTGTATATTGTGAATTTAATTGATGAAGAATATTCAAGAAGAACAAATGAGCAAACAATGAAGAAAGCTAGAACATTAATGAACGATAAAGCAATCAAAAGCTTAATTGATGCAAGCAATGCAGTTTCAAAGATTACGGAAAAGAAATGATTGATTTACGGACAAAAGGCTTGCCAAATAGCATACAGTCGCTAGATGGCGAGCCTATTTTATTAAATACAGATTTTCGGTTGTGGATTCGCTTCTATGAAGAATTTGAAAGATTCAATAATCATGTTATTGATGAAATAGATTGTTCTTATTTATTCGTGGATGAACCGCCTATCATAGACAAGCATATTTTAAAAGAGTTAGAACGATTCCTATATAATCCTTCTAGCACGCCTAGAAGTGATTCTACAGGTGCTAAGACATTAGACTATGTACAAGATGGTGAATATATTTATTCGGCTTTTATGCAACTTTACGGCATTGATTTAACGGAATGTGATATGCATTGGCACAAATTCTTAGCACTAGCCAATAATATAGTTGGTGATTCAACTTTATGGGGATATGCAAAGAGCGTTAGAGGATATGAAAAACCTTCAAAGAATGATACGCAAGATAAGGCATATCAAAGAGCAAAAGAAGCGTGGTCTTTCCCAATCGAGTTGACAAAAAGGGAGCAAGAAATGAAAGATGAATTTGATTCATATTTTGATGTTTAGAAAAGGAGGTGGCAAATTGAATATCAGATGGAACATTAAAGTTTGAAACAAAGATAGATACAAGTGGTCTAGAGAATGGTATTAAATCTGTAAAGGTTGTATCAAGTGAAGCCACAAATGCTATTAAAGAAACTTCAAAAGCGATTGATAAGCTAGGTTCTGATGGTTCAAAAGCACCACCAAAGATTAAAGATAAACTTAAAGATTTAAACGAAGAGCAAAAGAATACACAGACAGAAACGCAAGAAACAGGTTCTAAATTTGATGTATTTAAGCAAGTAGGTAACAGTGCATTAGAATCAATTCAAGGTGGATTTGATGGACTATTAGGAAAGATTCAGAATATTAGTCCGGAAGCTAGTGCAATCACTGAAACCTTAACAGGATTAGGCGTAGGAGGTGTTGTTGGTGTTACTGCCGTAGCCGGAGCTATTGGTGGAATGGCACTAGCAATTAAAACAGGTGTTAATCAAGCTATTGAATTAGATGACGCTATGGCTAAATTCCAAGCTCAGACAGGTGCTTCAAGTAATGAAATGAGCAAATTTAAAAACATTGCTCGTGATGTTTGGTCTAATAATTTCGGTGAAGATGTTTCAGATGTTGCCGATATGATGGGCAGAGTCAAGCAACAAATGCAAGGCATAAGTGATGTTGATTTAAAGGATGTTACTGAGGATTTATTGACATTAAGAGACACATTCGGAATGGACGAGAACGAAACATTAAGAGGTGCTCAACAATTAATGAAGCAGTTCGGAATTAGTTCTAAAGAAGCTTTTGACCTTATGGCTACAGGTGCTCAGAATGGTTTAAACAAATCAGATGAGTTAGGCGACAACATTTCAGAATACTCCGGTAAATTCAAGCAAGCAGGATATTCGGCAGAAGAATACTTCCAATTAATGCAGAATGGATTAGATGGTGGAGCTTATAACCTTGATAAAGTAAATGACGCAATCAACGAAGTTACCACAAGGTTAGTCGATGGAACTATTGAAGGAGCTTTAGATAGTTTTGATACCAAGACGCAAGATGTCTTTAAAGCTTGGCAAGAAGGAAGAGCAACTCAGAAAGATGTTGTGAATGCGATTGTTGAGGATATTTCTAAGACAACAAATGAGCAAGAAAAGTTGAATAAATCGGCAACGGCTTTCGGTACAATGGGAGAAGATTTCAACGCCGGATTCATTCAGTCCTTAACGACAGTAGGGAATAAATATAAAGATGTAGAAGGGGCAATGGATAAAGTCAAAGAAATTGCAAATGGTGGCTTAAAGAACGCTTTAAGTGGCTTAGGGCGTGCATTTCTTGATTCATTTACTCCAATAGGCGAACTTATTACCCCTATTCTTGCAGGTATCATTGGATTGATTACAGTAGCTATACAAGGTATTCAACAAGGATTTGCTAAAGTTGGTGATGTAATTTCAAGTGTATTAAGTAAGATTGATACAAGTGGAATTACAGAATTAACAAGTCAAGTTTCCGAAGTGTTAGCACCTTCCTTTGATAAAGTAAAAGACGCAATCGACAAAATGAAAGTTGCACTTGAACCTATTGCAAAAGATATATTAAGCAAGATTATTGATGTAATTCAAAACATTGTGAATCAAGCTCAAAAGATTTTAACAGTGGTAGGTCCACCGATACTTTCTGTTTTAAAGAAAATCATTTCAACGGTTTCGGAATTTATGCCTTTAATCACATCTATATTGACTATTGTCGGAAGTGTTGTAAGTGGAGTTATTTCATTTATAAATATGGTAGTCACATATACCGGAACGGCAATCGCAACGGCAATGGGATTTATCATGCCTATTGTTCAAATCATAGCTACAATCGTAGCGAATATTTGGTCTGTAATATTAACGGTTGCTCAGAATATTTGGAGCAAAGTTAGCGAAGTAGTTACTGCCATTATTGGATTCGTAAGCAATTTGTTTAAAACAGTTTCGGACATCATAAACAATATTTGGAGCAAGATTCAAGACGCAATGAATAGAGTCGGCGATAAGGTAAAAGGTGTTATTGATAATATCAATAAATATTTCAATAATGTTAAGAGTACTGTTTCTGATGTATTCAATGGCATTTGGTCTAAGGTCCAAGGTGTGATGGACAATGTAGGAAATAAAATTTCAAATGTTCTACAAGGAATACAGAATTCATGGAGCGGTTTAAAAGGATTTGTAAGTGGTGTATTTGGTGGAATTGAAGGAGCAGTTAGTTCATTAGTTGGAAGTGTAAAAGGAATGGTAAATGGTGTTATCGGTGGTATTAACGGTGCAATCGGTATCATTAATAAAATCCCGGGAGTTCACATTGGAAGGATTCCAAGACTAGAGCGTGGCGGTGTATTGAAGCGTGGTCAAATCGGTTTATTAGAAGGTAATGGAGCAGAAGCAGTCGTACCATTAGAAAAAAATAAAGCGTGGATTCGTGCCGTAGCTAAAGATATGGTCCAAATCATGCCTAGTGTAACAACAAATAACAACGGACAGACTATCAACTTCTACAATAAAGTTCAAAGTCCGGATGAAATCGCTAGAATGTTACGTATGCAAGCAAGATATGGATATGGAGGTGTAGTTCAATAGATATCAATAAAGTAAGAGTTATTGTCCGTAGGGATGATGGCAAAGAATTTGAAATTGATAACAAAAGATGGAGAATACCGTCTAGTGATGGCTTAGATGGATTTGATTATGTAGCACCTTCATATACTACCCAAGACAATGCATTCGGAAATGGTGCTAGATTAATTGGTTCACGTATTCCAACGAAAGAAAGAAGCGTGAAAGCTACCTTTAAAGGCTCGCTAGAAGAAAAAAGAGAAGAAAGGGAGAAGCTACGGCGCTTCTTCCAATATTCTCATATATTTGATGTGATAGTTGAGTACATGGGAGAAAAGAAATATTGTAGAGGTCGTTTATATGCGTATAGCTTGCCTACAGTTAACATCTACAAAGATTTAGAGCTTAACTTTACAATTCTATGCACACAACCTTTATTGCTTTCATTTGATGATTTTGCAAGGAATATCGCAGAAATTGGTGAAGGTTTAGCGTTCAACTTTGAAATACCGGAGACAGGTGTAAACTTTGGAACATTTACATTCGCTAGAGAAATCTATATTGATAATCAAGGTGATACAGAAACATACTGTAGAGCCGTTATTGAAGCGTTTGGAGAAGTAACGAATCCAAAACTATTTAACAAGGATAAATATATTCGTGTATTAGATACACTACACAATGGTGATGTATTAGAAATTGATTTAGTTTCTGAGCCTATTTCGATTAAAAAGAATGGTGTGAATTGTATCGGCAAAGTTGACAGAACCTCATCATTCAATGATATGACGATTCAGTTAGGTGAGAATATCATAGGATATACGGCAGACAATGGAGATACGAATCTAGCTTGCACGGTTTATTACAATGAAAGGTATTTAGGTTTATAGTATGTCTTATTTTGGATTAGATAAAGATTTCAATATTGTTACACATCTAGCACCTTATAACGTGCAGTGGAATAGACGATATTATGAAACAGGAGATTTCGAGATTTATATTGATATAGGGCAGTATTCAAGCGATATTAAATATATTTATTCAACTGAGGACAAAGAGCTAGGAATTGTAGAAATACCACATTATTCGGTTTCAAATAACACGAAACAAATGTTGTTAAAAGGTTCTTTCTTTGAAAAGATTCTAGCAGATGATTGTATTTATCCTACATTTGCAAGTAGTGGAAAAATTGTTGATGTAGTCAAAAAGCTATTAGACAAGTATTGCTCATGGGAAATGGGGTATAGATATGATGAATCCATTACCGATAGAGTAGACTTTCAAGAAACAGGAGAAAACCTTGACAAGAAGTTATATGAGTTACTCTATCCGTTAGAATTATCTTTCCGTATAGAATATGACTATGTGTCAAGTACGTTCACATTCGTGTTGTATAGAGGTCGTGACTTAACTCAGAACAACGTAGATGGAAACAACTTTGTCACATTCTCTACAGAGTTTGGAAACATTGAAGAACCGGATGTAATGATTGACTCAAGCAAATACAAGAACTATGCTATCATTTGTGGTGAAGGGCAATCAGAAGAGCGTATTTATGTTGAATATGACGCTAGAATAGATAAGAATGAAAAAATCAAAAAGTTGTTCGTAGACGCACGTTCTGAGCGTATGGGGGATGATGTGACACTTGAGGATTACAAGAAAGCATTGATTCAAAAAGGAATTGAAAAACTAGCAGATTGTCAAATTCAAGAAAATGTGAATTTTGGATTGAATACTGATTCATACGAATACAAGGTTGATTTCGATTTAGGTGATAAAGTTGATGTTATAGTAGCAGATATTGGACTAGTAATGACTGCGAGAATTAGAAATATATTTGAAGTCATTAAAAGTGGATATAGAACCTTAGAATTAGAGGTTGATAATTTAAAAATCATGTAAGGAGTGAATTTAATAGAAAAGAAAAATGGAGGATTTAAACAAATAGCAAGAAGTATGTTTTTTCTAGATAAGATTAATGCAATGTGTGGTGTTGCCGTAGCCGTATTAACATACGTATTAGGTGAACATTGGTATTTATTCGCATTCTTCTTATTTATGAATGTAGTGGATTATATTACAGGGTGCATGAAATCGGCGATTAATCACAAAATCAATAGCAATAAAGGATGGATTGGAGTCCTTAAAAAGCTAGGCTATTGGATTATGATTGTAGTTGCGTTCACATTCAGTGCATTCTTGGTTGAGATTGGAAAAATGCTAGGAATTGATTTCCATGTATCTACATTGTTAGGTTGGTTTGTGTTAGCTTCGCTATGTATTAATGAATCTCGTAGTGTTATGGAGAATTTATTACAATGTGGTTACAATGTACCAAAAGCATTAACTAAAGGTTTGGAAGTAGCGGATAAAATCGTTAACGAAGACAATGACGAATCAAGTACCTTGGAATAAGATTATTTTAGAAGAGTTCATTAATCTAGCTTTATTAACTAAAGATGAAGAAATGATTCTAAGAACAAGAATATACGGATGGACAGTTAGAGAACAAGCCGACAAATTAAATATGAGTGTTTCTAGTGTGAATAGAATTATTAAAAGGATTAAGAACAAGTATGATGAAGTAGAGAAGTATAGCGCAGTCCTACCACCAAGAAAAAGCAGTGAAAAAGAAACGTATTTAGATGAGAATTAAGAGGTTGAAAGACCTCTTTTTTTTGATATTTATTTGACATTAATGTGGAAACAAATTGAAATTGCTCATGAATATAATTAAAGGTGTAAAGAGGTGAGCGAAATGTATAATCCAATTAATGACAGAATTAACAATTTAATGAATCAAAAGCAAATGATTGAATCGCAATTACAAAACATTCAACAACTAGCGAATATTCCACCTATTAACATCAACAACCAAATCACGCCTAACATGGCATTGAATGATTTTAATGGTAAGTGGGTCAATAATGAACAAGAAGCAAGGAATATGATGGTGAATGGTTTGCCTAGTATTATGCTAGATAGAAATGATTCAGTATTCTATATGAAGTCATTAGACGGCAGTTTCAAAAAATACAGATTCCAAGAAGAAACAGAACCGAAGAAAGATGGTATAGAACAACGCTTAGACAAGCTAGAAGCTATGATATTAGGTCTAACAAACGGAAGCAATATAAATACAAAGGCAGAGAAAGAAACGCCTAGAAAGGAGCTTAAAGCGTGAATCCTTTAATGAATATGATGAACCCTCAACAAATGTTGTTGGGTATGTTACAACAAAGAAATCCACAAGCATTTAATCAAGTTCAACAATTAATGCAATGTGGGCAGAATCCCCAAGTATTGCTTAATAATATGATGGGGCAGTTAACGCCACAACAAAAACAACAATTTGAAAATGTGGCTAGTCAATATGGGCTAAAACGCTAATTGCGTTGAAAGGAGGAAATATAAATGGAAAGCATGAATGGTATTCAACCAATGTACGATTTAGCAGACAGAAACAACAATGAATTTGGTGGAGGATATTGGATTTGGATTATCCTGTTATTCTTGTTATTTGGTGGAAATTGGGGTAACAATGGAAACTTGCAAAATGACGAATTAATGAATCAAGAATTTATTAAACGTGATTTGTTCAACACAAATCAGAATGTATCTAGCCAAGGTTTCCAAAATTCAAGAGACATTCTAGAAAGCCGATACACGACACAATTGGGTTTACAGAATCTAGGTCAACAGAACCAAGAATGTTGTTGTGCGACGCAAAGAGCGATTGATGGTGTAAATACACAAGGCTTCAAAAACACGTGTGATATTACCACTGCAATCCATGCAGAAGGCGAAGCAACAAGAGCATTGATTAATGCTAACACAATGCAAGAATTACGTGATAAATTAGCAGACAGTGACAGAGATTTATTAACTGCAAACTTCCAATTAAGTCAACAGGCGCAATCTGCTAATATCATCAATACATTACAACCAACGCCAAAGCCTGCATATCTTACTTGCTCACCTTATTATGCATACAATATGACAGGTTGTGGATGTAACCAAATCTAGCTCGAAAGAGATTAGGCAATAGCCTTTGGATTATAGGGTAGTCGAAAGGCTACCCATTTATTTTATATAGGAGGAAAAGAAAAATGATTAATAGTATAGCAACGGCAATTCAGACAGTAGCAAATGGACAAAATGTATTATTTCCAACGGATAGAGTAAGGACGAAATCTTGTCAATGTGCTTGTAAAGGTTGGCTCGCTCATGATGTAGGAAGTGGATTATTTACGTTAACAAAACAAGGAATCTATGAGGTAGAATATACGGCAGATATTACAAGCGCAACGGTAGGAGTCGCTTCTTTAGAATTAGAACAGAATGGAGAAGCAGTAGGAGGAACAGAATCTTTATATAACGTAGCTACTGCAAGTGCATATGGAAATGTTAGTGGAGCTACATTGATTCAAGTACCTTGTGGAGCTTCTTACACAATCACGCTAGGAAATAACAGTGGCTTAGATTTATCTGTTCAAAATGCAAATATCATCATTAAGAAATTAGCGTAGGTGTATCATGCAAGAGGTTAGAAAAAGGAATCTAGACCTCTTAACGGAAGCAATGAGAGGACTAGAAAAAGGATACAATGATTTAGATTTTAAAGTCATGAGCCAAGCTTTAGACAATATCAAAGATATTGATACAATACTAGCTATGAGTGATGGAAGAACGGCTATAAACGCATTAAGAACAAATGATACAGATATTGAAGGAACAGAAATTGATGACAATATCGCATTGATGAATAGCCATTTTAGAAAATACATAGAAGCAAAAAAAGAATATCGAAAAGATAATAATGAAATAGATAAGCGAAATTCTATTCGTGAATTGGAAGCTTTCTTAAGCGCTATGTATGGAATTTTAGAAGAAATGAAAACGTCTAGTGATTTTCAAGAAGAAAGAGAAATGGTAAGAGATAAATTAAGAGAAATGTTCTCAGTATATCAGTGACAAAAAACCTCTTTTATGTGCTATAATTGGCATATAAAGGAGGATTTTTAATAGATTATCAAAGCTTTAAAAAAGCCGTATTAGGCAAAGCATTCGATTTAGACCATGCATATGGTGCTCAGTGTTGGGATGGAGGCATGAAATATTTAATCGATTTAGGCTACAAAGCTATCCATTGTACAACAACTGGCTATGTAAAAGATATTTGGAATAATCGAAAGACAAATGGAATTTTAAACTATTGTAATGAGGTCTCAATTATGCAACCTGGTGACATTGCAGTATTCAAGGAAGTAGCAGGATGGACACCGTATTCACACATTGCGATTTTCGATTCAGACATTGATGGTAAGTTCGGTTGGTTCTTAGGACAGAACCAAGGTGGAAAAGGTGGAGCATTCAATTTAATTAAATTGCCTTATTATGCAACCTTTGATACTGCGTTTAGACCTAAATGTTTCGCAAATACAGGAGCAGTTAAACCAAGTATTCCACAACCTGTAGAAGCAATTGACCAAATCTTGCACGCAGGAAGCTACGTAACATCCGTACAAATGAAGATTGGCAATCAAGGATTGAAACAAATCAATGGCGATTTATGCGCATACCTTGCACAATTAGGTGGTTGGTTTCCAATTCGTTTAGTCGACAAAGTTCGCTATTCTGATGGATATAATGATAACGTATTGCATACAACAAATGCCGTTGTCTATGTTACAAGAATTCGTGTTGATGAAGTCAACGTACAAAAGAATCTTGCGAAAATCGGTGGAATTTGGGTAAATTGTGACCCATTAATTGAAGTAGCATAAATTACATATAAAACATTCAACTATTTTTCGTATATTAGACCGTATAATTCTGTACGGTCTTTGTTTATATGTGCTATAATTTATACGGCTTTGAGATTAATATCCATTTTGATATTAATCTATGGTAGCTCTGTTTATACAGGGCTTTTTTATTTTCCTAAAAAAGTTCTTTACATGTACATACATGTATGTTATACTATATATGTGGTCAGATAAAGGCAAGGAATTAATGGAAAGGAGGATAGTCAATGAGCCACAAAAAAAGCAATCAGAAAGCAGAAAAGGTCAGTGTCTACTTAGAGATTGCTAAAAATGTTATTGAAATCATCGCATTTACAATAACAATTATAAAGAGCTTAGGGAATTAA